CTCCACTTTCGATCTAACCGGCGCAAACGGGGAACATTTTCATTTCGAGAATGGTCGGTTTGTCTGGACGTCATGGAGTCGCCTCTATGACTTTCCCAGAACGATCCCACCCTTTCTTCGAAGTGATTCTGTCCTCCCAGTTGGACACATATCTCTTCGCGCCACTAGTGGCGTGATTAGTATGGTTCCTTTCCTGGGGGGTGGCTCTAATCTCATTACTCCGGACGAGTCCGGGTCTGGGATTAATCCTACCCTGATTGCTGATGAAGTGGTGCCTCCGATCCCTGAGACGGTCTGGTTCGAAAACAGTCGCGACGCATTCGATGCGTTTAGCGACCAGTTTCCGGCGGATTTGAGCCTTGGCAATTTCCTTTTGGAGCTTGATGACATGGCAGCCATCATTCCCAAGTTGGAAAAGACTCTATCCAAGACCATTGCATCTGCGTTCCTTAATTATAACTTCAATTGGAAGCCACTAATTAAGGACTTAGGTGCATTATTCAACATCTGCGCGTCTGTGAGCTCTCGAATAGAGTACCTCAAGAAGACACGCGGCAAGCCCGTTCGCATTAATTTCCTCAAAAGGGATCTTAATGTGACAGCCCCAAGTCCATATCTAAAAGATTTTGGACCGGGCGGGGTGATGTTTGAATTCGCAGTAGCTGACTTCAAGACTGAATATAGGGCTAGCTCTTGGTTGAGCCAGAACCTAACTCACCTTGACGACTTCTACGGCTTACTCAGGGCTTACATGGGGAAAACTGGTCTGAACAATCCCTTAAAGATTGTTTGGAACGCAATTCCGTTTAGCTTTGTGCTAGATTGGATTGTGCCCGTTTCCAGTTATCTCAACAAGTGGAAGATTCAAGGTGCCGATGGAGAATGGAACTTGCGTGATACCACGTGTTCCACTCTTACGACGTGCCGAATAATCATTACACAAGTTGACCGTGTAAGTGGCGATCGCACCCATTTGGGTGAAGTCGCCTTTCGTAGGTATGAACGAGTTGTCGGACTCCCAGTGTCATTGCTGCTTTTGCCAAGCTTGCAAGCACTAAGTGAAAAACAGCTGGCGCTTCTGTTAGCTATGTCAACGTGACGTAGCGCAGGATTTGCCTAAGGGCATTTAAAGCCCTCGAGGAGTACTGCATGTTAGCTAACAATCTAGAACTCAAC